CTTCTAGGGCGCCAGCAATCCGAGGAGCGAACTATCGGAGGACGATGGTTCATCGCAGACACGATGACCGAGGCTGGAGTCTCAGTCAATCAGGAGAACGCCACAAGCATCGGCGCGGTATACGCTGCGGTGAAGTTGTACGCCGACACTGTGGCTGGTTTGCCGTGGGACACCTACATCCGCATTGACGGCACCCGCCGTCCATACCGACCACGACCAAGTTGGATTGACACGCCGCTACCAAGCAACCCGAACTTCACATCGTTTGACTTCAAGCACCGCGTCGTCAGCAGCCTGCTCCTAGACGGCAACGCCTTCGTGTTGTTCCTGACGAATCGCAGCGGCGAGGTCGTTGAGACCCGCGTCCTTGATCCGCAGAAGGTTGATGTCGTTCAGCACGATAACGGCGAGGTTCTCTACCACATCAAGACCACCAACGGCGAGACAATCCTCGGCGCCGATTCCATCGTCCACATCACACTCTTCGGCACTGGCGAGTCACTACGCGGCCTGTCGCCGATTGAGCATCACAAGGTGACCCTCGGACTTGCCAGCGCGACCGCGCTCTTCAGCGCGAAGTTCTACGAAAATAATGCCAGCGTTGGCGGCATCGTGAAGGTCCCAGGCGAACTCACGCAGGATCAGGCTGACGCACTTCGCAACGGATTCTCACGCCGCAACGGTGGCGTCAAGAACGCCTTCAAGGTTGCCGTCCTCACCGGCGGCGCAGACTTCCAGCAACTCGGCGCGAAGGTCTCCGACTTGCAGTTGATTGAGACGATGCACTACGGCGTGGAGTCCATCGCGCGGCTCTACGGCATCCCGCTGCATATGCTTCAGGTGCCAGGTGGCAACACCTCCTACGCTTCGGTAGAACTGATCGGCATTGAGTGGCTGCGTCTCGGACTCGGCCCACTCATCGCTAGGATGGAGGCTTCGTTCCAGCGGCTCGTGCCGGGCAGCCAGCAGACCTTCCTGAAGTTCACGCTGGACGGCTTGCTCCGCGCGACCACGCAGGAGCGATACAACTCCTACAGCACCGCGCTGAACAACGGCTTCCTGAGCCTGAACGAAGTGCGCTCGCTTGAGGACCGCTCGCCAATCGGACCAGCAGGCGACCAATACTGGAAGCCGCTGAACATCGGAGTCGTTGGCGACGAACCCCAGCCGTGATTGAGATCTACGACATTGACGGCACGCTCACGACGAGCGGCGAAGCGCCACGCCAAGAACTGATCGACTACATCAAGTCAGGCGTCGCTGACTACGGTATCGAGGTCTACATCATCAGCGGCCGTCCTATCGCACGGCTTGAGGAGACCGAGGCACTGCTGGAGAAACTCGGCGTGCCGTATGACGAGATCTACTTGCAGGACTTCTCAGAGGAGTCGTCACCGGCTGTGATCGAGGCGTTCACCGCATACAAACTCAGCAAGTTGCAAGAAGAGTATGGCGACGAGATCGCCTTCTTCGTGTCTGATGACGCCTCCGACCGTGATGCCGCTGAGGGAATGGGCATTCACGCGATGACGCCAGAGCAGGTGCTGGAGATGGACCACGAACACCGCGCCGAACACACCGACCCAGCAGCGCCACCAAGTGACCAGATCACTGGGAGCGACACCAACGAGCCAGGCTCTGCCAAAGGCAAACTGGGCGACATTGACTTGAGCGAGGCGACCGAGAAGGCGCTCCAGACAAAGAGCGACGACCACAACAAGGCGATGGCCGAAGCAGACCGACCAGACTGGACGCGCGTGCGCGTGGACTCACTGCGCGCAGTCTATCGTCGCGGCTCAGGCGCCTACTCCGTCAGCCACCGACCAGGCACGACACGCGAGCAGTGGTCAATGGCGCGAGTCAATGCCTTCCTCTACTTGGCGCGCACCGGCGCACCAAACAACGCTGCGTATGTCAGCGACAACGACCTCCTTGATCCTGAGCATCCGAAGTATTCGGAAGAGAACGAGGTCCGCGCTCAGGTTGATGTTCCCGCCTACATCCAGAGCGCAGCCGACAAGGGACTCGCCTACTACGCCGACGGACTCGGCGGCGACGGACTGGTCGATCAGACGATCAGCGACGCACGCGACCTTGCTGGCGGCAGCGTCAGCGATGAGAAGGCGCGCAGAATGATCGCCTGGATCGCAAGGCACCGTGGCGACTGGGAAGGCGTACCGCAGAACAGCGACGAATCCAACGAGAACTTCCCAGGACCCGGCGCCGTGGCCGCCTACCTCTGGGGCGTAAACCCCACACAATCAGACGGCGCTGACCGCGTTGTACGATGGGCAGAAGGCATCGTTGCCGCGCTTGAAGACAGGGAGATCATTGACTTGAAGGAACTTGAGACTCGCGCACTTCCAATGGGCGACTTCACCGTCACCGAGGATGAGGACGGACAGAAGACATTCAGCGGCTACGCCGCGCTGTTCAATGTGCCATCCGACGGAATGCAGTTCACCGAGATCATCGCGCCGAACGCCTTCACCCGAACGCTGAAGCGTGTCGCCGATGGCAAGAAGATGATCTCCTTCCTCTTTGGACACGACGAGACGCGCGCACTTGCCACGACCGCAAGCGGCCGTCTGTCGCTCACTGAGGACGAGCGCGGCTTGAAGGTTGAGGCAAAGTTGGACCCAGCCGATCCAGATGCAGCAAGCGTCATCAGCAAACTGACCTACGAAGCGCGTTCGATGGGGATGTCCTTCGGCTTCTCCATCCCGCGGAGCGGCGATGTCTGGAACGAGAATGTCCGCACACTCAACGAAATCAACCTGTTCGAGGTGAGCGTCTTGTCCGCTGGACAGACTCCTGCTTACCCTGCAACGATTGGTCTCACGGCTGTTCGCAAACTGTCCGCTGCGAAACTCGGCGTAGACGGCGACCGCCTTATGAATACGCTTGAAGCCATCAAGGGAGCGCAACCGCTCACCGAAGATGACCTCAAGGTGATTGACCAGGTGCGCGAGAGGCTCTCGCCAAAGCCGGTTGGAGTTGATCCATCCGTTGCGTTGGCGATGTTGCAGACCAAGCGCCTGATGGATCAGGAACTCTAAAGCCACGAGACCCCGCCCCGCTGCCCGATGTAGGCAAGCCCGCGATCAGGTCCTCCCGCTTGGTGAGTCGCAATAATCAAGACAAGGCATAGAAGCGCGTCCAATGAGACGCAAAGGAGTAAACAAATGGCATACGACGCACTCGCTGACAAGCGAGCGAACCTGCTCACGCAGGCTCAGGCGATCGCCACGGACCTCGCCGAGAAGGGTGGAGTTCTAGAGGGTGACGCCAAGCAGCAGTTTGACGGTCTCGTTGCAGAGGCTGGCACAATCGCTGAAGCAATCCGCACGGAGAAGGCCGCAACAGAGGCTCGTTCACAGGCTGACGCAGCCCGTGCCGAGTTCGCTGCTGTGATCGCTCCGAAGGCTGACCGCGACGACAACGCAGAACTCCGAGAACTTGCTCGCAACGGCGGGACGAAGGTCTTTGAGAAGCGTGATGTCTCCCGCGCAACTGGCCTTGGGAACCCAGTAGACATCTTCACGCGAGTGAACATTGTCGCTGGTCAGGTGAACCCATTCCTGGATGCCAACGCTGTCACTGTTTACAATGTCAGCACAGGCAACAACCTTCAGTTCCCACGAGTCACGGCTCTTGGAACCGCTGGTTCATTCGCAGAAGCAGCACAGATCTCCGAGTCAGATGGCACCCTCTCAGCCCTGAGTATCACCCCGGTGAAATACGGGATTATTCTCCAGGTCACCAACGAGTTGGTCCAGGACGCGGCGTTTGATCTTGCAGCGATGGTCGCTGAGAAGATGGGTTCAGAAGTTGCAGTCAAGCACGGCGCCGTTGCAGGCACCGCTGTCGCGGCTGCGGCTGGTTCGTACGCGGTTGGTTCGTCGGCAACGACGGTCACCTACGCCGAACTGGTTGGGCTTCAGTATTCAGTGAAGCAGCAATACCGCAATGCGGCAAAGGCTGCCTTCCTGACGACCGACTCCAACATCGGAACGATCCTCGGGATCACTTCCTCGTCAGTGCCGATCTTCCAGCCAGGTGGTCAGGGTGGCGTTGATCGTCTCCTCGGCAAGCCTGTCTACACGACCGGTGGAATCGCTGACTTCGCCGCAAACGCACGCGGCATCCTGTTCGGCGACCTCGGTCAGATCGTGACCGTCCTCGTCGGCGGGATTTCTGTAACCAGTTCTACCGAGTTCGCCTGGGACACAGATTTGATTTCGTACAAATGCACAGTTCGTGGCGACACGAACCTCGTGCAGGCGAACGCGGTCAAGTTCCTCAAGAACGCCGCTTCCTAAGTCTTAGGTCGTAGCACTTGAACAGCAGGGGGTCGGGCTTCGGCTCGGCCCCCTGTTTAGTTAGGAGGGGTATGAACTGGCTCAAGGTCTTGAAGCAACTGGCACGCCGCAGGGGTGCGGCTAGAATCAACGCAGAGGCACCAACGCGGCTACCAGAGCGCGCTATGCTGATTAGATGGGGTGAGACAGCCACCCTGAAGAGAGAGCCTGTGGATCGCAGGGAAAGGTCGGACGAATGAGTTACGCCACACTCGCGCAGTTGAAGAGCAGCATCGGCATCACCGACTCCGTTGATGACACGGCGTTGCAGTCCGTCCTTGATGCGACCGACGCGCTGATCGACCTCTACTGCGACCGCAAGACTGGCTTCGGCACCGCGACCGAGACGCGCTACTACACGGCTGAGGAATACGAATATGTCTTGATTGACGACCTTGTGAGCATCACCACGCTGAAGACCGACGACCTCGGACTCGGCACGCACACGACGACTTGGACCACCAACACCGACTACAACCTTGCACCCGGCAACGCCGCACTTGACGGCTTCCCTTACACGCAGATCGATGTGAGCGTCACCTATCCAAAGAACTTCCCGAAGAGCGTCTATCGGGGTGTGGAGGTTGTGGGAGTCTTCGGCTTCCCAGCCGTGCCGCAGGCAGTCATTCAGGCTGCGCTGATCCAGGCGGGTGCTGTGTTCTCCAGCCGAACCTCCCCCTTCGGCGTGATCGGAAGCGCGGACCTGGGTGGTCTTTTGCGCCAGAACCGCGCACTGCATCCAGAGTCGCAAGTGCTGCTTGAAGCATTCCGCAAGCGATCTGGTCTGGTGCGGTGAACGACGCCACGATCCTCGCGGGACTCGCTGCACATCTCACGGCGGCAACGCCACCAGGCGGCTACACGCTGCGACAGGTCCACACCTTCCCGCCAGACAATCTCGCCGTGGTGCCAGCCGTCGTGCTGATCCCAGGCGACGACTCGATCTCCTACGGCGCGAGCAATCGCCAGGTCGTGCTGACCATCAACGCCACGGTCTACATCCAGCCACAGGCTGACCTCGGCCGCAAGTACGCCGACCTGATGGCGTGGCGCACCTGGCTGCGAGACAGCCTCATTGACGGCGTAACGCTTGACGGCACTGCCACCGTCGCTCAGGCGAGCGTGACCTCAACGGCAATCGGCACCGACACTTGGGCAGAGCAGGACTACCTGACAATCTCTGCCACAGTAGAGGTGGCAGTCGTAGAAGCAATCAACACTTCAGCGTAGAATCAACCCCACGCCGCACTGCGGCAGAAGATAAGGAGACCTGACTTGCCTGCAGCATCAGCCGGAAATGTACTGTTCAGCAAACTAGTTGCCTTCAAGGAGGCGACTCCTGGCACCATCCCTACGCTGACTTCAGGTGGCCGCAAGTTGCTCGTCTCGCCAACTGGCGTGATCAGCAACGGCACCACGATTGAACTCGGCACCGAGCGATCCGTTGCGCTTCGCAACCCGCTCATCGCAACGACTGGCACCATCGTCTCCGTAGAGCCAACACTGAGCGCCACCGTTCCTGCGCTGAGCATCGGTGAACTCCCAATCTGGATGTCGATGCTTGGCACGGCAACAGCCGCTGGAACAGTTGCGCCATACATCTGGGACTACGACTTCTCAATGACCGCAAGCAACAACCCAAAGTCCTACACCTTGATCGCCACGGACGGCGTGCAGGCATACGCTGCGAACTACTGCTTGGCTGAGTCCATCACCATCGCCGCAGACCGAAGTGGCTTGACGAACCTCAGCGCCTCACTCTTCGCCCAGAACATCGCCAAGAACTCAGCGGTCCTTGCAGACGGAACGCCAACATCAGGCTTCCTCGCAGGGCGACTCTGGAACGCCTTCCAGAGCGGCACCGTCTTCCCAGGCACGGCCTCAGGGACAGCGTATGAATACCTGCTGGACTTCTCACTGGAGTTCTCTTCGGGTCTTGCACGGCAGTCCTACCTCGCCGGTACGACGACCTTCACGACGCACGCTGAGTCCAACCCATTCACTGGCACCTTGACGATGACCGTGAGCAGCACTGCTTCAGCGGTCAGCGTCTTCTACGACGCCTACCAAGCCGCAACGCCAGTTGGCGTGCGACTCGCCTGGACGAACGGCACCAACACGGCAAACATTATGACGATGATCGTGCCAACCGAAGTGCAGCAACTCGCTGGCGCCGAAGACGGCCTCGTCACGATGGCAGTCACAGGCACGCTGGTGTACGACGCGACCAGCACGAAGAGCCTTAGGATTATTGTAGGGAGCGATCTCGCAGCCCTACCATAAGTTAGAGAGAGTAGGAGGAGCAAATGTCACAGAGCAAGCCTGACTTTCGCACCGTTGAAGTAAATCTCCTTGCGCCGTTTGACGGCTGGAAGGCGACGATGCGCGCCGAGGGAGTCCCCGCACGAGTCTTTATCGAACTTCAGAGTGGAAATGTGGAGCGCGCGATGAACGCAGTTGCACGGCTGATCGTGGCGCACAACTTCCTTGACGAGACTGGCGAGCCAGCGGCAACCGTGCTTGACGCACCGATGGATGCGCTCACTGAGTGCATTAGCAAGTGGAGCGATGCGGTAGCAGCACTCCCCCCTCGCTAAGGCTTGACGCACAGAGGCTGGCGGCAGGTCGTTCCATCTCGCCTCACCCGCTACTCGTGGCACACTTGATCGGCAAAGAGTTCGGCATCGCGCCGCACGAAGTGCTTGAGTGGGATGCTGGCGACTTCCAGCGCACCGCGCAACTTATCGCAGACCTACAGCCAAAGGAGCCGATGAGCCGTGGCCGCTAACTCGCAAGACAGGCTGACGATCTCCTTCAGCGTGGACAATAACTATGAGGCGCTGCGCCTCGGCTTCCTGGAGGGATCAAATCCAGCAGCCTACAAACGCCTCCTTAGCATCGCCACCCTGAACGCCACTCGGACGATGGTCAAGCCAATGCGCGCCGAGGCGCCAATCGGCAAGACGACGCAGAACCCAGGGCGACTCCGCAAGTCGGTCACCGCAAGACGCGCTCGCTTCGGCACCCCAGCGGCTGTGGTCGGACCGCGTGCCGGGCGTAATCGAGCAGGCGCCGCTGGCGGTGCGTGGTACCGATGGTTCGTCACGAGCGGTATTAGTGGAGTGCGGCAAACGAAGAACGGAGCGAAGGCGGTGAAGGCGGTGCCTGGCAATCCATTCGTGACGCGAGTCTCTGGCAACGCAAGTTATCAGGCGCGTGCGATGGAGGCGATGGCGAAGACGGTAGAATCATTCTTCAACAACGATGCATTCAAGAGAACCATCCTGAGATTCAAGAGAAGGTGACATATGGCATTCGGGTCTGATCGAGCAGCGAACTTTGTCATCGCGGCGAAGGACGCTGCCACTAAGCCGCTCGGCAATGTTGGCAAGGCGATGGGACGGCTCAAGGGCGTCAGCATCACGGCGTTCAAGGCAATCGGCGGTGCTGCGCTAGCAGCAGCCGGTGCAATCGCTGCGTTCACCGCAAAGGCGATTCAGGGCGCAATCGAGGACGAGCGATCAGTCATCCTCACCAACGCCGCGCTCAAGGCACGAGGCTTTGCGCTAGATGCACTCGCTCCAAAGATTGAGGAGCAGATCAAGGCGGCCCAGCGGCTTGGTATCGCAGACGACAGGGTGCGCGCTGGGCTAGAAGTCGGGTCACGATTCTTCAAGAACCAGACCAAGTTGCTGAAGGCAAACGAACTTGCGATGACCATCTCTGCCGTCACAGGTCAGGACCTTGAATCAGTCGTGGCGGCAATCGGCAAGGCGTCTAACGGATCAACGCGAGGACTCGCCGCGATGATTGGACCGATCCAGAAGGGCGCGAAGTTTAGCGATCTCTACGCGCAGGGGATGGGCAAGTTCCAGGGCATCGCAGACGAACTTGCGAACAGCACGAGCGGAAAGTTCGCAACCGCGCAGGAGGTCTTCAACGAGCAAATGGACGACTTCGGCGCCAAGTTCCTCCCTGTCGTCAGCGAGATTCTCACCTTCATCACTGAGAAGGCCTTGCCAGCGTTCCAGGGGCTGCTTGATGACATCGGTCCAGTCGTCACCGACCTTGTAGACAACTATGTACGACCGCTCGCAGATTCGTTCGGAGATCTGTTCAAGATCTTTTCCGAAGGTGAAGGCTCGATCAGCCTGCTTGATGTCGCCTTCTTCCCACTAAAAGTCACCCTCACCGCCATCAAGATTCTGATTGACGCCATCGTGTTTGGTCTGAACGCCATCGGCTTCGGAAAAGGCATTGAGAAGGCAGCCAATCTCAGCAAGGCAGCAGAGACAGGGGGCTACGGCGGCGGGTCATATGTAAACCCAATGAACCGAACTGGCGGCGGCAACCCTGGCAGCACGAGCGTCGTCACGAACATCGTGCTTGACAAGAAAGTCATCGGACAATCGGCGGCTTCGTATATGGGGATGCTTGACCCTAACCCACGCCGAACCTAC